ATCCAAATGCTTATAATACAAGTGTAAGTGATCAATTTGGTGTTGCAGTATCAATTTCAGAAACTTATACTGTAGTAGGTGCCCGTTATGAAGATGATGCCGGCGGAGGAGCTTCAGGCAAAGCCTACATTTTTAATTTATAATAAATTTAAGGAGGATTTATTTGACAAATACACAAAAGTGTTTATATTAGTAGTATATGATTAATAATACATAAAAAAGGAGATTGAAAATGGCAGATAAAGATTATGCAGTAAATATTATGGTAGACCAGGTAAAAAGTGTCAACATTAGTAGATATGCTGATGGGTACAATTACGCAAGTATATCATCTCAGGTGGCAGACAATGAGTACATGAGTATTCATTACGAATGGAAGGGTAAACAGATCCCAGAATTTGCATTACAGGCTATGGACATCATGAAAGCTTTAGGTATGGAGAAAGCAAGTGTAGATGAGGATGCTGTAGCATACCTTGAAAGAGCAGCTAAAGTGTTGACAGATTTGGCGGCTAAGACAAAGAAAGAAAACCCTTTTGTTAAAGATAAAGATAAAGACATGGAAGACGAAGAAGATCCTAAAAAGAAAGATAAAAAAGATAAGAAAGAAACTAAGAAGTAAAAAGACTGTTAAGGGAGGTTAAATTATGCCTGTAGGTGAGAACGAATATAGAGAACCACGGTTTGTTAAGTATCAAGAGCGTTATCCAATGTCTTATGATAAGAATGAGCGTTATACTGCTACCGTAGTAAATCCTAGAGTTTTTACTGGCAGATCCAATAGTATTGATGGTACTGGTTGGAAGGCCCCAGGCTATAACCCTAATCATAATTCTACTACTGTAGAAAGAGTCAATCTAACTACAGATAGTCCAACATTTAGAGCTTATTAAAAGAACAGGAATTACAAATGAATATACAAGAACGAGAAGTTGTTTTTGCTACAGAATTAGCAGCTATTACTGATAACAGAGTTAGAGAGTTCACAAAACTTTGCATTGCATCTGCGCCGGATTATTTCTTCACAGATTGCCCTGCAAGCTCGACAGGTAAGTATCATCCATTAAATGAAATTAGTTGGGATGGTACTATAATTCACACTAAGAAGGTTTTTAATGTGGCTTATGCTTTGTCAAGAGGCTTAGGTGTGGAAGAGAATAGAGATTCTATATTAAGTGCATGTGTAATACACGACTTGATTAAGAAAGGGTGGAAAGGCGGTCAATGGGTACAGAAGAACCATCCTCAGTTGGCAGCTGAACTAGTAGATAATATACAGAAAGATACTCAGTTACTTACTGACGAGGAATATAAAATAATTAGAGAGAGTGTATTCCATCACTACGGTCCTTGGACTACTAAAGCTGTAGCTAAACCTATGACTGATTATACTTTAGAGGAACTTTGTTTATATATAGCAGATTATGTAGCATCAAAACGTTTTCTGGAGGTTCAATATAAGGATGTAGAACATGAATAACAGTAGTACTGAATACTTAGATAAGTTAATGTTAGACGAAAAAGGTCTAGTAACTAAAGAGGTCATGGCTGACGTCAAAGGTTATTGTGGACTTTTTGCGTTTATTTTAAGTATATGCAGTATTACTAATATAACAGATGGAGAAAAGTCTCGTTTGATTAATAATGTATTAGAATCAGCTATGGTTTTTATGACTAAAAAACATGAAGCAAATCTAACATTATATGAAAGACAAGCATCTGAAAATGTAGAATCAGGAACAATGTTTAAGTCTCTTGCTGAATTACCAGCTAAGATGCGAGAAGATTTTGAAATGGGCATAGATGAAGCTAGACATTTCTTAAAGGTAGAAGCCAGGGATATATTAACTATTTTAAAAATAGACTTAGAAATATAAGGAGTTATATGAGTGATAAATATACTTTTGATGAAGCGGGTATAGGAGAATTAAAACCAGGAGCAACACCAAGAAGATGGGAACCTGAAGAGGGAATAGGTAAACTTAACAATCGTATACATAAAGAAAGTAAATATGCAGATACCCATAAAAATCTTCCATTTTCCTTTAGAAAACCTTATAAACCTCTAGGTGGAAACTCATTAATACGCTGTAATAACTGTGGTAATGTAACTTGTGGTACTACAGCTACTGTTGGTATTATATGTAAGAAATGTAATAAATTCTCTAAAGTAACGGAGGTGTGATATTGGAACCTTCCATTGTTATGCGTGGTAGAAAAGGACGTCCTATGGGATTTAAGTTAACTGAAGCCAGTAAGAGAGCCATAAGTGAGGCAAAAAAAGGACAAAAACATAAGGAGGCTACTAAAGATAAGATATCTAAATCTTTGCAGCATTATTTTAAAAGAAAGTATCCTCTATCAGAGGAACTTGTTAATACTTATGGTAGGCCTGATGATGATGAGCTGTGCCAATGGTTTTATGATGTTAGTGATGATTTAGATGATTTATGTGACGTGTTAACTTCTAAATCAATGTATAATAAATTAAGGATAGAAATATCATACGGGAATAATATAGAAGAAATATTTAGTCATTCTATTACTCCAGAATTGTTATTAATGTTTAAACAGGAAACTGCTTCTTCTGGAGTAGAAATAGAAGATGAGGTGTATGAGGGGGAAATAAGCTAATGGGTGGAGAAGGTAGTGGTAAACCAAAAAAAATAATATTTAGAAAACTTATAAAAGATATCTTACCTAAGGATGCCATTTTTACTCCTGATGAATCTAGTCTATATGATGATTATATTGAGGCTTATCTTTCTGATTTTGATGCTGATGAATTAATTTCTAGTGATATGGATGATATAATGAATATTGCTATGAACAAGGTTTTAGCTTTACGACTCCTTAAAGAAAGTAAAAATGATACAGATAGACAAATAGATATTGCAGCCACTTTAGAAAAATTAGATAAAAGAAATGAAAAGATAAAAGAAAGTTTATCTACACGTAGAAGAGATAGAATAAATCCTAATGAGTTAAAGGGTTTTTCTATCGTAGATTTAGCTGTGGCGTATGACCAGGATGTACAAAATAAACATGCAGATAAGTTAGAGAAGCTTCGTAAAGAAGAAAAAGCTATGGCAAAGAAACGAGAAGACTACACGGGTAATAGATATGATATAGAAGATAATTTAGAAGATAGAACAGATGGAGACTATAAATAAACTATGAAACAACGCCGCAACTTAGATGAGTTATTAACCAAAGGTAAACAATTAATAGAATTTTACAGAGCTCATCCATGTACGGCAGCTTATGAACTGCTGGGTGTGGATTTAGCTCCTATCCAGCGTATGGTATTTAGGGACATGTGGTTTAAGAACTACGTTATAGCTGTAATGGGTCGTGGCGGGGGGAAAACGTATATGCTTGGTGTACTAGCCACCCTTAGTTGTTTATTATATCCAGGATATCGTGTAGGACTGATTGGGCCCGTTTTTAGACAATGTTTTCCAATGATTTCAGATACTTATGATACTTTTTGGACTTCTGATGGATTATTTTCTACTACAAAGGAATTTTATGATTCAGTAGATATAGATAATACTTCAGTACAATCAATGGAATCACAAAATATAATTAAAAATAAATGGAAGAATCCAGAAAGACCTTGTACTACTGTTAGTTGTACCAAAGGGTTTGAGATATCTGGTACTATAGATCATAGAGTGTTGATTTTAAATGAAAAACTAGATTTAGAATATAAAGAGTTGCAGTATTTAAATAAAAAAGATATTGTAGCTATTAAAACAGGATTTAATTATTTTGGTAATAATACCTTACTAGATAATTCACATGTAATTAATACTTATAGTAGATATATAGGTGATATAGTTTTACCAGTTTCAATAAATAAGAACATTTCTTATTTATTGGGTTTATTGTGTGGTGATGGATTTATAGAAAATGAAGATGTAAAAAGAAGATTATGGGAAGTAAGTTTTTGTAGTGAAGATATTGAGTTAATAAATAGATACAAACATATCTTAGAAAAAGAATTTAATATAAAAGATGATAGACTACGTGTAACTAAGCGTGAAAATACATATATAGTACAAATATATAGTATAGTTCTTTGGAATTTTCTTAAGGATTTAGGTATGTCATCTACTACTTCTATAGATAAAATTATACCTAAACAATTAAAAAGATCCTCTAAGGTAAATATAACTTCTTTTCTATCAGGAGCTTTCGATACAGATGGTTGTTGTGAGATAAATACATCTGGTAATAACAAATCATGTACAGTAAGTTATGTATCTACAAGTAAAAGATTATGTAAAGAAATTCAGTCTGTGTTGTTGAACATCGGTATAATAAGTTCATTTAAAATAAAGAGTAAGAATCAGCGTAAGTACTTTGCTAACAGAGGAAAGTTTTACACTTGTAAGGAGTGTTATAGATTACGGATTATTGGAACTAGTAATATTACAATGTTTAGTGATGAAATAGCCTTTGGTTTAACTAGAAAAAATAATCTTTTAAATAATTATATAGATAGTATTACTAAAGAAGATTTTAATAATACTATACCTGGTTCTTTTGAGTGCGTGTGGAATTTGGCCACTGAATGTAAGATAGCCTCTGATGGGGCAGAGTTTACGTCTTGGTACTTAAATAGACACAAAAAATATAGAAAAACTAATTATAGTTATAATAGAATTGATTCTTTACTTAAGTTCGCCGAATCGTTGAATATTAAAGATACTAATTATTTTAAATTAAAGAAAATAATAGATAATAAATTATATTTCGTGCAGGTTGAAGAATTCGAGCATTTTATGTCAGAAACAATAGACATAGAAGTAGAAAATGAACATTGTTATTGGGCAAATGGATTCATTAATCATAATTCAAAAATGATATTTTCAGAAGTAGAGAAATTATATGATCAATCATCTATTCTTAGAGAGGCTTCTTCAAAGAAACCGACAAACGCTTCAGATAGAAGCTTCTTAAAATTTAAATCAGTGGCTGGTAAGACACCCTCATACATCGAAGGACTTCCTCTTGGCGATGGATCTAAGATTCGTGGGTCACGTTTCTATTTGATATTGGTGGATGAGTTAGCTCAGGTACCAGATCAGACATTAGATTTGGTAATCAGGCCTATGGGCGCAACAGCATTAGCACCTATGGAAAGAGTACGTCAATTAGAAGAACAAAATAGGTTGATAAACGCTGGTTTAGCACAAGAGTCAGATTTCATAGCAGGTAAAGTAAATAAGATGGTAATGACATCTTCAGGTTACTATAAGTTTAATCACATGTGGCGCAGAATGCAGGATCATTGGAAGATGATGAATGAAGCTGAGGCTAAGGGAGAAGAGAGTGAATATTCTGTTTGGCAAGTGCCTTATTGGGATGCTCCTGATGGTTTCTTAGACAAAAAGAACATTGCAGAAGCGAAGCGTATTATGACCAGCCATGAATACAGAATGGAGTACGAAGGAGCTATGGTATCAGATTCAGAAGGATTCTTTAAGGCATCCTTACTGGATAGTTGTACATTAGATTCTGGGTTTTCCTTAATGTATAAAGGCAGCTCAAAGAAAAGTTATATTATGGGTGTTGATCCCAATCAAGGTGGAGCAGATAGCTGTGGTGTGATTATAAGTGAGATGGGAAGTCCTAATAGAATAGTAAATGCTGTAGAGTTAAAAACTAAAACTACACAAGAACTAACTAAATCTATTCAGGGATTAGTAGACCAATACAACGTATTAAGAATATTTATGGATAAGGGCGGCGGCGGTAAAGCCATAATGGATTTATTAGAGGAAGGTTATGGTAATAAAGAACCTATTTTAGATAGAACAAATCCTGATAATGTTCATAAAGATGGTAGACATATATTAGAGATGGTTAATTTTAATCCTACCTGGATAGCAGATGCCAATTTCACAACTAAAGCTATGTTTGAGGATGGTAGTCTACGTTTTCCAGAACTTTCAGTATCAGCAGATGATATGATGGCTAAACACTATAACAATGTTACTACATTGAAATCTCAATTACTTAGTATAGTTGTTACTCAAACTGCTTCAGGTTTATTACATTTTGATACCCCCACGAAAAGTATGAAGAAAGATTTATATTCTGCGCTAATTTTAGCAGCTCATGGCACAAGACACGTTGAAAGAGAATTAGAGGAAGAAGGCGAACCTGTACTCTATAATGAAAGCGGGTTGGTTAGACAAAGAGGTGGAGGTCATGCTTTCAATGCATTAAATTCTGCATCAGGTTTAGGTGCTGGAAGTCCTGGTTTAGCAAGATTTGGTTTAGGAGCAGCAGTGCTAACAAAGAAGAAGAAGTAGACTATTTAACTAACCTCTTTAGTAAATAGAGAAACAAAAGAATGTTATGTGGTAGGGTTTCTAATCTGTGGCTAAAATTAAATTATCGTCTCAGCTCTGGTAATCCTATCATGACTTCATATAAGGAGAACACTTATGGCAGATGATAGAGGAGATTTTGTAGCACCACCTTGGTGGACAACAGCTTCCGGTAATGGAGATTATACAAAATATAGAACTGGTGTATCCACCACTTATACTAGTCCAGATGATATTATAGGCAGAAAAGACACAAATAAATTCACGTTAACAACTACAGATCCTACTACAGTTACAGGGACACCGGGCACAGTTTTGATATAAAGTGATTTATTGTGTAGATTATAAAACATTTTATATAGAATTTAACCAGTTGATTGAGAAAGGTTATACTTTTTATAAAGCTTTACAAATATTAAAAGAAAAATATGGCAAAAAGGACTAAGATGTCAAAAGAAATATTAGATGTAAATAAACTAACAGCTGATCTAAAATCTAAATTTCCTAACGCCGGGATAAAATCTATAGAAGTCGACAATACCACTGGTAAGTCTACATTCATATTAGACCCCACTAAACAGAATTTAGCTTTTTTAGATAAGCCGGGCCAAGCTATTAAACCCCATGTCTATGGTAGAGAGTCAGCAGCTACTATAAACAGGGATTTTCTATCTAGGCAAACACTAGATTTAGGTTTAGCCAAAAGTCCTTACGCAGAAGATCCTAAAGCGCTGTATAAACAAGCTGATGAGTATTATTATACAGATCCTTTAATAGGTGCTGTTACTAATGTATTGGCCTCTTTATCCATGAAAGGATTTGAGAATGATATTGACGATGCCAATATTAAACAGTTTTTTGATACTTGGGCATTTGATGTTAATTTTGATGATCTATTAGAATGGATATTTTTAGACTTTTTCAAGATTGGTCATGTTACTACATATAAAGTACTGGCTAAATATGAACCTAGAGTATCTTATATGTCACCTGTACCTGGTCAGAAAACAAAGACTAGTAAGACAGGTGCGTCAGCCGAGATAGAACGACTTCATAAATTACATGGCGAGTTCGCTGCAGATAAGCAAGAGGTTATAAAAACAATTATAGCTGAAGCAAAACTACAAGGGCTTGGTGTTAAAGCATTAGCTAATATTGAAAAAGCGGCTAAGAAAAATATATGGTCAAAAGGACACTTACCTGTGTCATATACAGTATTAAATCCACAACTAGTAAACATAGAAGGCAACTTATTATTTGATAAAGTAGCAGTAAAACTTACCCCTCCTCAAGAATTAGGCCAGATGTTAAAGAAAGATAAAGCTGAGCTGACTGAAGAAGAGAAAGAACTTATTAAAGCTTTACCTACAGAGCTTAAAGCAGCATCAGAAAAGGGTGGAGAGTTCCAATTAGACTCAAGACTGGTAGGTATGGTAACCTACAGGAAACAGCCCTATGAACGTTATGCTAGGCCACGTTCCACAAGAATATTCGAATCATTAAATTACAAACAGAAATTAAAAGAAGCAGATATTAGTACTTTGGATGGTATATCTAATTATATTTTAAAGATAACTATAGGTAATGATGAGTACCCTGTAGTTAGCCAAACAGAATTAGAGACAGTAGCTAAATTATTCGATACACCAAGTAAGTCGTTTGATGTTGTTTGGAATCATACTTTAGAAGTTGAGAAAATTGTATCTCCTGAAATAGACAAGATACTAGGGCAGGATAAATATAAACAAGTTAATGAAGATATAACAGGTGGTTTAGCAATTACTCGTGCTATTATAGATGGTGCCGGTGATGTTAGTACTGCTGAAATAGGACTACTTACTAAAGGTATAATGGAAGAAATTAATTATGCTAGACGTCAGGTAGAGAAGTGGATTTACAAAGAATATAGATTAATTTCAGAAGCTATGGGGTTTGATCGTTTTCCTAAAGTTCGATGGGACGAATCAGTTTTACGGGATGAAATTTTATATATGGCAACATTGAGTTCTCTCGTTGATAGAAGAATGTTAAGTTACAATACAGCACTCGAAGCTCTTGGATTTGATTATGATAATGAGCTTAAAAATATGCAAACAGAAATGCCTTTAGTAGAGGACGGAACGCTGGGTATAATTGGTAGCCCATGGCAAAAGGCTGCAGAAGGACCTGGAGTTCAACCTAAACAAAAATCACCTACTGGTACACCAAGTAAAGGTAGACCTGCTGGAGAAACAAAAACAAAGAAAAAAACTAACACTGATCCTTCTAAACAACCAGGGTCCAAACCTACAAAAAAGACAGCATCTATTGATGATGTAAAATATATGACAGAAGTTCAATACATGTCATTTTTAAGTGGTGCTAAAGAAATTCTTAATGCTGAAGAATTTATAGATTTCTTTTCTAATATGGAGACTTTAAGGGATGAGTAAAAAACTAACATTAGGGTTTGTTAAAGAGCAGTTTGAAAATGAGGATTATATTTTACTCAGTAACGAGTATATAAATTCAGGAAGTAAGCTTAATTATATTTGTCCTAAGGGGCATAAACATAGAATTACATGGTCTATGTGGAGATTTGGTAATAGATGCCCATACTGTTCTAAAAAAACTAAAATTAATATAGGTGAGATAGGGAAATCATTTAAGTCTGAAAACTACACTATTTTAACTAAAGAATATTTAAATAATAAACAGTTAATTGATTGTATATGTCCTAATGGTAACAAGTATTATATTAGATGGAATGATTGGCAGCAAGGACATAGATGCGGTTGTGATAAATGTAGTATACGGTATAGGACTAAAAAGCCTAAAAGAATAAATTTTAATTATATAAAAAATATTATAGAATCAGAAGGTTGCATTTTATTAGAAGATACTTATATAAATAATAGGCAAAAATTGAAATTAAGGTTAAGTAATAAAGAAGAATATTATACTACTTGGTTGTCATGGAGACAAGGAAAACGCCCATGGAAAGATCCAAAAAACTCACAGCCTACAGTAGAAGAAATAAGAAAATCCTTTGAATCTAAAGGATATAAACTGCTGTCTAAAGGATATATGAATACAGATACAAAATTGGAATTTATTTGTGATAGAGGTCATTCTAATAGTATGTCATGGAAATCATGGAAAAATGGTCATATATGTAAATACTGTAGTTATGAAAATAATTCTGGCAAACCTAAATATGAAAACAAAGCTCATTCAAATATAAAAATAGACGGTATTATATATAAGGTAACAAATAAAATAACTGATAAAGTATATATTGGACAGACATGTGGAGATTTACATAGTAGAAAAATTAAACATATTAGTTTATCTAATAAGTTAAATGTAAAAACACACTTTCATAGATCCATTAATAAACATGGAAAAGATAATTTCACATGGCAAATTTTATGTGAATGTGGGACTAAATCCAAACTAGATGAGAAAGAGATATATTATATAAAATATTACGATTCATATAAAAATGGATACAATATGACTTTGGGGGGTGAAGGTACTATAGGAAGAGTATGTAAAGAAAGCACTAAACGTAAAATTTCTAAATCTAAAACCGGAGTAATAATGTCTGAAGAGAGTAAGAAAAGAATGTCAGTACAGAGACGTGGAGTCAAAAAATCTAAAGAACATGTAGCAAATGTGGCTGCAGCAAAGAGTGAGTACTGGGAAATAATATATCCTAATGGTAATGTTGAGATAATAAAAAATTTAAGTGCTTTTTGTAGAGATAATAATTTGAGTGATAGAGGTATGTGGCTTGTAGCACATAATAGAAGAAATCATCACAAAGGGTTTAAATGTAAAAAAGTAGATAATATAGGAGCAATAAATGGAAACTAAAAATAAATTTTATTTAACTGCAAGTATTAAACTGGAAGAGGTCACAGATGCTATCCAAAAGGAAGTTGCTTCGGTAATTAACTTACCACAAGGAAGTGATAAACAGCCAGATCTAAGTTATTTTTCTGCTATTTTGGTATCAACAGGTACCAATTTAAATAATGCCTGTTTTTTAGGAAGTGAGTTAGTAGCTGCTAAAGATACAATTATTAGTAAAGCAATGGATGTTGAGCATGTGGAAGATGAAATAATAGGTCATATCTATTCAAGTGCTTTTACAAATTCTACAGGAAATAAACTTAATATAGCTGAGTTAGCTTCTACCGAGACTGCTACTTTAGATACACAAGATATGCATATACAAATTGGGTCTGTTATATATAAAAGCAGATTTCCAGAGCTATCTAAAGAAATAGCTAATGATGAATGGCGTGTAAGTATGGAATGTTTTTATACAGACTATGATGTTAAGGTAGGTGATGTAATACTACCTAAAGATGCAGCAAACGCGGTAGGAATTGACACGGCAAATGATAAGATATTTGGCCAGAAAGGAAGTATAATAAAAGATGGTAAAGAAATTGCCACAGGTACTATAGAAAGAGTACTTCGTGGTATTTGTTTTTCTGGCTGTGGGATTGTTAAGACCCCGGCCAACCCACCAAGTGTTGTATTAGAAACAGCATCTGGCACTAACGAAGATGGGGTAATAATTTTTGATATAACCCTTAAAAAAGAAGCGGCTATTGAGGCTCAAAAAGAAATTATTAATGTAACCTCTAAAGAGATAGAAGGTGAACAAGAAATTTCTGAACTCACCTATAAGGATTCCATTGGAATCTGTGTAAGTTATAAAAAGAGAGTAGAAGATAAAGAAGGAAATGTAGTTAATGAAAATTGGTGTAGCGAATACTCGCAAGCATGTACTTCATTTTCTAGAGACGCTTCTGACCAAAGTTGCTTAAGAAATAAAGTAAAAAGTACTACTGCTTCTTATGTTGAAACTCTTTTAAATAGTAAACGTTCGCAGAGGTTAACAGCAAACTCATTAGAACGCTTACAAAGTATTTTAGATAAAGCTAAAAAACTTGTCGACTAATTTTATAAGGAGGAACATCTTATGCCAGATTTAGGACAAGCACAAACAGGATCATTAAGAAGCACACCAAAACAATTAAAACTATCTGCTTCAGATAAAGCGGCTGCCATGTTCAAATGTATGGGTAATAATCATTACGTACCTATGCTATGGGCATCTAACGCAACCGTGGCTTCTGGTAGTACTACTGTAGTACTAGCAAGTGGAGTAAAGTTTTATGATATGGATTTAGCTTCTTATGCTAATGTTACTGCAACAGCAAAGTCTGATCCAGGCGCTAGATATTGGATAGATCATGATACTGCTACCAATATTATTACGCTTATTATTGGATCTACTGCCGCTGGAAATATTGATTTTAATATCCAATATCTATTGGGTCCAGGAATTGATATGAGTGAATTAAGTACAAGAGGAACTGGTGCCCCGGCACAAAGTTATCCTTAATTGAACAAAACAATTTAAAATAAAATGGTAAAGGTATAAGTATTAAATAAAAAAGATTTCAGGTTGGAATCACGTAATAAAATGAATTAACTAATTTATAAGGAGGTTAATACTCTAAATGGAAAACGAAAAATTACTTAACGATGTCAAGACTATTGTCGAAGGCATTTTCTCTGATAAAGAACAAGCCGGACAGATGCAGAAAACTCAGGACGCCCTGAACGAATCTGCAGAAACGATTGATAATCTGACTCAGAAATTAGAGGAAACCACAGCAGCACTTGCTACCGAGCAAGAAACTGCGACTAGAGATAACGAAGAGAAAGATTCTAAAATCTCCGAACTTCAAACTGAGCTAGAGGCAGCCCAGAAAAAAGTCGAAGAGGCAGAAGCAAAATTAGCTTCTACTACAGAATCTTTGGAAAATATTAAAAAAGATCAGCTTGCAGAAGCTAGAATGAATGAACTTAAAGATGATAAAGTTGCTATGACTAACGATCTTAAAGCTCAGGCAGCTAAAGTAAGAGAATTGTCTGAAGAAGAGTTCGCTTCTTATAAAGAAGATAGAATAGCGCTTCGACAAGCCGTAGAAAAAGAATTAGAAGAGGTAGCTAAAGTACAAGCTAAAGTTGTTGCTGATGCTGTCCAAACCAATACTGATAGTCAGGAAGACGAAGAGACGGCTTCAACAGAAGGTTCTACTACTGAAGAAGAAGGTACTATAACTCCTCCTGCTAATATAGCTCCAGGTCAGGCAATGGCTGCAGCTATGAATTTTGAAACTAAACCATCAGATGATATGGTAGAGAAATATGCTAATCTTGGAAAAGAAATGGCATCCCTTTTAACACCTAAAAAATCTGACAAATAAAGAACTAGGAGGATAATAAGGTATGTTTATTCCAAGACATCCAGTTGTAGAAAATCAATTTTGTAGCTACGCAGCAAACGACTCATTCGGCTCAGCCGGAGTGGGTGGAGTTGTTGCTTATGCAGGGTCTGTAGTTTATCTAGATCCAACTGCTACCAACGAAGAGCCAATGGTGAAAGCCATGGCTGGAGTGGTAACAGAGGCACCTTTTGGTTTTAGTATGCAGAAAGTAAAAGTAGGGTACCATAATGTACATCCTACTGGATTTGTTATGCCAGGCGATCTAGGGTCCAGTGACGCTATAGCTCAACCACTATATAATAGTGCAGGTGCTATTGCAGGTCATAAATCAGTACCAGTGGGCGTAGCCCATTTAGGTATTTTTGATACTGTTCACTACATTTGTTTAGCTTCTGGTGGAACAGCTTCTTTAAAGATGACCCCAGGTCAGACTTTATATTCAGCTGCGTATCAAGGCAGAGTTACTAACTCTACTAATTCTACACCAGCTACTGACGCTTCAGGCGAAACAGGTACTAGAGCATCTAACACAGCTGTAGCACGCGTTGTAAAAGGCGCAAGTTTGGCAAAATGTCAAGCTAATATGGACAATGTAACACTTTTCCCAATTAGGGTAAAACTGTTAGTTTAATAAAATTAAATTGGATTAATGTGGTGTTTAGCACATCCAAAATTAGATAAATATTATAGGAGGAACTATATAATGGAAAGAAAGGAAATGATGGAGCTTTTTAGAGCTACCGCAGAGATTAATACCCCTGAAGGTTTAGCTGCGTATCGCGCATTTGCAGCTGCTTTAACAACTCCAATTTTACAAAAAATTGAGTTGGACTCAATTATGAGACAACTCTTTACTGTGGAAAGACTAGGTCCTGGCGCACAGGCGGTATATCCTGTAGCTGAAGATTTTGAAATTCCTGTATGGGTACTTCCTGGTTTAGGTTACGTAGCACAGAACTTTATTGAAGGTATCGGGGAAGAGGTATATGTACCTACTTTTTCGATTGATGCTGCCGCCGACTGGAAGATTACTTATGCAAGAGACTCTAGAATTGATATTGCATCTAGAGCTGCAAATCGTGCCGCAAAAGATCTAGCGAATTACGAGGAAGAATGTGGATGGAGGGTCATTATGCCCGCCGCTACCTCAGGCTTCTCTGGAAAAGGGCTCTTAGGCTCTAGACCTGCCCCTATTTATGAAATTAGCCCAAGTGCTCAAGGCGCTGGCTATCTCTCTAAAGAACTTATTAACAAGATGATTGTTGGGTTCAAGAGAATCGGACGTACACTAACTGATCTTTATGTATCCCCAGAGGATGCTGCTGATATTAGAGAGTGGACAGACACAGATATCGATCCTGTAACTCGTAGAGAGATTTTCCAGGCAGCCGGAATGGGCAGCCTTTGGAATGTAACTCTTCATGAGATTCAGCATCTTGGTGCTACTGGACTTTATAATATCAACGGAAATGCTTCTGCTTATGGTAAGTTTATTGCTGAAGTTGGAGACACTTATAATGATTACACTATTGATAATGCTAATGTGACAGCAGCCGACGGTACTATTAGTGCTCTCGGTGAAACTCAGATTATGGGATTTGACCTTAGTGTAAATGATTCACTAGTTATGCCTATTCGTAAAGAATATGAAGCGCATGATGATCCCACTCTATTAAGAGTCCAGAAACAAGGATTTTTTGGATGGGCTGAGCTCGGATTTGCGTGTTTAGATAGTAGAATGTTAGGCTTAGGAATTATAGATAGAAGTCTTTAAATATAACAATAACAATACCTTATACATTTTTAATTAAATATATAAGGTATTGTTATATAAACCATAAACATGGTTTTTGTAAAATACCATAAAATACATGTTTTTGCTTGACATTTTTAAATTATGTATTATATTATAGATAAGGTATAATTATGAATATAAAATATATTAATGGTTTAGAGAGCTTAGAAGAATATCATTACATATACAAACGTGATGTTTATAGGAAAGCTAATCTTTATTATAAGTTTATATCTTCTTGTGTTGTGTGTGGAAAATCGTTTTTTATGCGTTTGACTTACCCAACAAGTGTTTGTAGTAATAAATGTTCTAATAAATTAGAGCTTGTTCGCACTAAAATCTCTTCTTCTTTGAAAGGTATAAAAAGATCTAGTAAAGAAAGAATAGTTATATCTAAAAGAATGTCTAAAGGAGGGGTAGTTAAAAAGAATCTTCCTTTATTTGATACTTATGCGGAACAATTAAGTCAAGTGGAATCGGTTAGAAGAAATATTAATAATTTATTAGAGGTTAGATGTGTTTTGTGTAATAAATGGTTTGTTCCTAAAAGAACTGTTGTAGAGGCTAGAGCCCAGTTTATTAAAGGCAACACCGATCGTGAAAGTAAGTTATATTGTTCTGAAGAATGTAAATCTAGTTGTATTATATTCAATAAACACAAATATGTTGTAGGTAAAAATCCAAGAAAAAGTAGAAATATTGAATACTATAGCGACAGCCAGTTAAGAACTTGGTCTAAAGAGGTGCTTAAAAGAGCAAACTATAGGTGTGAATATTGTGGGAAAGATGCAAACACGGCTCATCACGAACAACCTAAAAAAATTGAGCCATTTTATGCGCTAGATCCAGATAATGGTATTGCATGTTGTGTATACTGTCATTATAGATTTGGCCATAGTGATGATTGTACTACAGTTAATATAGCAAATAAGATTTGCTAACTAAGTAGAGGAATTAAAATGTATAAAGATAAAATGTGTAAAATGGAAGGTTGCGCTGAGGTTTTTACACCTACTTCAGGTAGTCAAAAGTATTGTAGTTCTTGTAAAGAAAAAGCTAAACAGGCTAGAGAAAAAATTCAATGGCGAAATCAAAGCAGAAAAAGAAATAATTACGTTGAATATACTAAACAGTGTAAGTTTTGTGGTATTAGTTTTTCTACTTATTATGAAAGACAGGTAGCATGTGGGTCAGAAAAATGTGAAAATAATAGAATTATTTTAAAAAATAAGAATTCTCATGCAAAACGTAGTAAAGAAGAATTAATTATTAAAGGTAGAAAATATTATAAAGATAATAGAGAGAAGTGTCTACAAGCTAAGGCTAAATCTTATAGGATGGTCAATAATGATGTTAAAGTCTATGTTGCAGGTAAAACAAATAAACACTCTATTAAATTTATTAAAAGTTATATACAAGAACGTGGTTATGAGTTATTGTCAGATAAATATATAAATAGTAAAACTAAAATTAAATTGAAATGCCCAGAGGGACATGTATGGGAAACTACTTTCCATTGTTTTAGAGATTTGCCAGGAAAAGAAGGTACTAGATGTATGAGTTGTTATTTACAAAATAATTATACATCTAAACCAGAAAAATCAGTTCAAGATTATATTACAAGTAATTTCCCAGATATTGAAGTTATATTTAATGATAGAACACAGATAACACCCAAAGAACTAGATTTGTATTTTCCTACTAAAAAACTAGCTATTGAAGTATGTGGTTTATATTGGCATGGGGAAAATTCATCAGGAAAACCAAGAAACTACCATTATGAAAAAATGATTTCATGTTTTGATAAGGGTATAAGATTAATAACTATTTTTGAAGATGAGTTATACGATAATTTTGATATTGTTATGTCTAGAATAGCTCAGGCTTTAAATACCACAAGTCGAACAATTTTTGCTAGGAAATGTATTGTAAAGGAAGTTTCAAGTAAGGAAGCTAATGATTTTTTTGTTTCTAATCATTTACAAGGAAGGTCTACAGCTAAAAAGAGATGGGGACTATTTTACAATGATGAAATTGTTAGTGTATGTAGTGTTGGTAATATAATAAGGAAACATACTGTTGGTGATACTGTTTTAGAACTAAAACGTCTTTGTTCATTACCAGATACTGTGGTTGTTGGCGGCGCAAGTAAATTATTCAAACACGCAATTAAATTTGCAAAAGAGGAAGGTTATACTGAAATAAGATCTTATTGTGACATGCGTTACGCTAATATATTTAACCCTATATATGAAACTTTAGGATTTAAATTACTTACATTTACTAAATATACCCCTCATTATTTTAAACAAGGAAAAAGGTATAGAAATTATTCTTTACGTAAAACCTTTGAAGAACGTTTAATAGGTAAAACAGAATATCAATTAAGATTAGAACAAGGATATGATAGAATTTGGGACTGTGGTCATAGAACATATGAATTTGAATTAACTAACTACTTAATAGGTAGAGGATAAATATAAATAATTGTTGGTATTAATTGTAAAAATAATTGCAGCCGTCATAGCTACTGAAGCTATAACGGAATTAGTTGTTAAGTCAGAATTTTTTGGGCCGGTACGAAAATGGTTATTTGAAAGTAACTCAAAAATTTTAAACTTTTTCCACAGAATATTAGATTGTGGGTACTGTTTTTCAGTATGGGCCTCTACATTAAGTACATTAATGATTTTTTTCATTAATTATGGGATTGTAGATTTTTTAATACTTACTATCGTTGTACATCGTTTGTCCAATATATTTCATTTTATAGTGGATAGATTAGATTTAAATAAGAATTAAACAATAGGATAAGGTAATAATTTAAGAAAAGGAGAACAAATTATGGAAGGTTTTGTAAAGAATATTTCTAAAGAATGGGCTTATGCAATGAAGCGCTCTGTGAGGCCTGGAGGAGAAATACCTCTGGTAGAACTTTTTGAACAGTACGGTAAGAAGTACGACATGGAGCCAGGAGATGAATTTATTAACTGGTTACAGGAAATAAAACTTAAAAATTCAGGTAAGTGGCAAGTGGTATATGATTTTAATGATCCTACATTAAAAAAAGAACCTGAAATAAAAGTAAAGGTAAATAGACAATCTGTTTCTCACACAACTCCTATGGTTGCTAAGAAAATGCAAGTAGAAGATGTAGTTAACCTTACTGTTAGAAAAGCTAGAGATGTACTACCAAAAGTAACAGATTTAGTATTGTTAAAGTATTCTTTGTCAGAAGCCAGACAAATGGCTGATAAAGACAGTTTATGTAGACTTTTACATAAACGCGTTAGGGAACTACAGATTTCAAGATAATTTAAATAAAATAGGTGGTAGTAAGTTATGATTGTACTAAAAAAAGTTGACGCACAGCTAGTAGAAAAAACTATACAACCTGGACAAACAGAAGAATTTTTTGATCTTGATCTAAGTAGGTTTGATGCTTTCGATTGGGAAGTTAAAATCTTGAGTGGTAGTTTCAAAGAGATTACAAAGATATCAAGTCTATACAATGATGATACTATAGAATCTACTACATATGCATTTTTAGGGAAAAGATTTAATACAGCTACAGTTATATATGTGGCTGGGGGAGATCGTTGTAAATTAGAAATAACAAACAATGAACTCTCTTTAATAAAATGTATTATACGATTAAAAACTTTTTAAGGGGGGATTAAATCATGGCACTTTTTGGAATAAAAGAAGGTTTAAAACTATTTAGTGAGACTGATGCAGATGTAGAGGCTAATATAATAAATGGTTCTAGTGACCCATCAACAGCTTCTGGTATAGCAGCTCCATTAGGTTCTTTATACCTTAGATCTAGTGGTGTATCTTATAAAAAAACTGGTGTAGCTGATACGGCTTGGCAACCTTACAGTGAAATCGAAGGTGGTGATGGTGGGCTACTTTGGTCTACACTTTCTGGAACAGCTACCGCTGAAATAAGTAAAGGCTATATACTGGATTCTTCAACTGCGGTCTTTACGGTAACTATGCCCGCTGCACCTGAAGTAGGAGATGTTGTTGGTTTTGCTGGACTTAGTGATATTGAAACAAATAATGTTACTATTGATTTAAATGGATTAAATATGAATGGCTCTGCCGATGATCTTGTCATTGACTTAAACTATTGTTATTTTGAAATGCTTTACACAGGTGAAGCAGCTACTGGTTGGGTTCTTTCTAATACAGATGAGTCTGGTAATGTTGATAACGTTCAGGCTTTTATTGGAAATGATGATAACACAGATCCTGCCATTACTGAATTTACTGAAGAAAACTATATTGTTGGTGGTGACTCTCTAGAGGATGCTATTGATAAATTAGATATAGCGTTGAATACTACTAATTCAGGTCTTGAAGCTGATATTACTACTCTTTCTGGTAGAGTAGACACGAATGAAAGTAATATTTCTACTAATGTTGGTGATATTTCAACCAATGCTGGTAATATTTCAACTAATGTAACTAATATTGCTACTAATGCTTCAGGTATTGCTACTAATGTTACTGACATTGGTAACCTTGAAACTTATACTGGTTCTGCTGGCGCATCTGCTCCTGATTATAACCAGGAAAACTATATTACTGATGGTGATTCTCTAGAAGAAGCTATTAGTAAATTAGATGCTGCCTTACAGGTAGTAGATAATCTTTCAGCTGCAGGCGTAAATTGGCAACAAGCTATTACTGCTGCTACAGCTGACGTAATTACTACTGGAGTAGCTGACTATGCCGGCACTGATCATTTTTCAGATGATAGTACACCTTTTTGGACTCATGACGAATGGCCAGATGGTGCGAAAGTACTTTCTACTAATGCTACGACTTCTGGTATTATTTATATCTGGAATGACGGGGCTGATCAATGGTCACAGGATTCCGTACTTGCCGCTAATAATGCTGTAGCTGTACGGTATGATTTTCTTGATGACCCAGGTTCTCAAGAAGATGGCGCAGCTTATATGATGAATTCTGCTGGAACAGCGGTTATTAAAATTGCTGATTTCGATTTTGAGACTGCTGCTTCTATTGCAATCTCTTCTGGTTACACAGCTACTTCTGGTACTATTTCTTCTGCTGACTCTGTTGAAACAGCTGTTGAAAAATTAGATTTTAATTTAGATGCAGCTACTACTGCTGCTTCTTCACTTGAAAGTAGAGTATCAACTAACGAAGGTGATATTTCTACTAATGCTGGTAATATATCAACCAATGCTGGTAATATTTCAACTAATGATACTGACATAGCAACCAATGCTTCTGGTATTGCTGTGAATGCTGGTGATATTGATGATCTTGAAGCTGCTATGGGTTCTGCTACTGGTCTTGTTGGTATGGATTTTACTTCAACAAACTATGTAACAGTTGATACTTCAGTTGTTGAAGCTATTTCTACTTTAGATAGTGCTATTGACACTTTAAATACAGCTACTACATCTGGTATTGCTAGACTAGATACTAATGTAGATAATCTAGACACTGCTCATGATAATTTGGCAGCCGCTGTACTTACAGAAGCAACCACTGCGGTTGCTGGATCTTCTAATGATACGGTAGTTGATACTGTGTCTCAGGCGGGAAATCTTGGTGTGAAATGGTTTGTAATTGCTTATGATGGTTCTGGTAATAGATATGCTTGCGAGATTTATGCTATGCATAATGGTACAACTTCTGCAGACTTAACTGAATATGCCATTCTTACTGTAGGCACAAGTCTTGGGGTCAATTTCGACGTTTCTGCTAATGGAACTATAATGAGTTTAACTGTTGATAATAGTGACGTAGGTGCTATTACTGTTAAATCTCAAAGAATTACGGTTCAGACTACTTCTATTAATACTGTTGCTGTTATTAGCTAATATGATTAGGGTTTTTTTGAATTTTATATATAATTGGTTAAAGCTATGGCAGGGGTCTGTATTTTTGAATATATACCCCTTTTATATTTAATTAATCTATTATATAGTAGGAAGGTATTATTAAAGTAACTTCTTAATTAATAAGAACTATTTTTAGGAGATAATAATTATGTTTAAAACTATTTTTAATTTTATGATGAGAATTTTATTTTGTACTTTTACTTTTCATTCAGCATCAGACACTCCAGTACAATCCCATAAAGAATATCATGTTTTTGCATGTTCTCGTTGTGGAAATTTATATTGTAAAAAGAAAATAAAATATCAAAAAAAATAAAAGATTTACATATAAGGTAACTATGTACTATGACTAACTACTTAAATGCTAAAAATGGAGTAGAAATTCTCCACAGCTCAGGTACTACCCAGATTTTGGCTGGAGCAGGTATTCCAGATAATACAGGGGTAGAGGCTACTGTGGGCTCTATCTATATGTGTACTAGTTCTTCTGGAACTATATATAAGAAAACTGGCGCAGGTATCTATGATTGGATTCCTGATTATAGTTGGCCATCTACAGCTACTGATTTAAATACAGCTCATAGAATTACTACTTCAGGTAATCCTCATACTGTGACATTAGAAGAAGCTAGAGCAGTTTCTAATAAGCTCTCAGGTGATATAGATTTTAATTCTAATGCGATAACAAGTATTAGTGGTATAAGTTTCGATGGCGGACAAGAAATTACTTGGAATGCT